TCACGTTGCTGGTGAAGAAGCAGAAACGATCTATGCTTTTGGACAAGCAAAAGAACTTGCAGTTCAGGCAATGAGAAATGAGGCGATGACCATTGGTGGTTATAGCACTTTAACTCAGTTCTTTGATCTTACTGTTACTAGTGAAATACAGTCATTTACTCCAACAAATGCAACATACACTGCATCTAATGGAAACTTTGTTATCACCCTTGCAAATCATGGTTTCCAACTTGGTGATCAGGTAAAACTGGTTGTAGGATCTTTTGAATTCACTTGCTCCAAGGATGGAAATGCTACGGTACATAGTTATCCTCGCGCTACTGATCCCGCAGCAAATGTTTTCCTCACAATTGATAACGTAACTACAAATACGTTTAGAGTTAATGTTGGTGCATCTCCTTCTGGTCAGCAATATACACATACATTTGTAAGTGCTGCTCCTGGTGCAGTTCAACTGAAACTCACATCTACAACATCTCCTGCACAGTGTGCAAATGTTCAATCTGCAATTCATACCTTAGTTGGTATTGTTACAATGGCAGTTGATCCAAACTTCGGCACAACTCCAACGAGAACTGTTGCACCTGGATCCCTTTCTGGCGTTGAAACTTTTGAAATTGCAAGAAATGGATATGCATTCCAAGTTGGTGATGTGTTCAGACCTGTTGGAATGGTTACCGACAGATATTTAAATGCACCTATTGAAGAAGCACAATTTGAAGTTGTTCAAACTTTCAATGACTTCTACTCTGCATGGTCGTTCGGTGAGATGAATTATCTCGACTCCGTTTCTACCTTCCAAGATGGTTCCAGAGTTCGCTTCCCACTTTACTATCAGGGTCAACTGTTAAGTTTTGAAATTGATTCTACAGATCCTCTCGCAGGATCAATTGATTTAGACTCTGTTCTTCTCATCTTTGTTAATGGTGTTCTTCAAACACCTGGATATGCGTATCAGTTTACTGGTGGTACTTCCTTCCTCTTTACTGAAGCACCTGATGTAAATGATAAGGTTGATATCTTCTTCTATGTTGGACAAGATAATGTTGATGTTACTTTCGTTAACGTAGAAGAAACAATCAAAATTGGTGATGAAGTTCAAGTTAACAAGCATCCATTACATCCATCTACAGTATCTCAACAACGTAAGAGAACTATTGTAGATAATACACTCTCTGATATTGCTGAGACTGATATCTACACTGGTCCTGGTATCAATGAAAATATATTCAAACCATTTGAATGGATCAAGCAGAAGCGCGATCTCTACATTAAGGGTGATTTTGTTTCTAAGCAGAGAGAATCTATTGAACCTGCAATTGTTCCCGCTGCTAAAGTTATAGGTGACGTAACAGAAAACTCAACTCAAATCTTTGTCGATGATGCACAGTTCTTCGAGTATGAGGAGCAGCATTATTCATTCACAATCCCAACAGGCGGTATGGGTGGAAGATTGGTTGATACAAATGCACCTGAAGTGGCATCCTTTAACGTAACTGTTTCTGCAGCAGGAACTGTTTCTTCTATCAGTATTGCAAATCCTGGTATTGGATACACAGTATCTCCTCTTGATGTCAAATTCAATGCTCCACCAGTTATTGGTGTTGGTATCGGAACTACTGCAACGGCAACTGCTACTGTATCTAATGGAAGAATCAATTCTGTTACATTAACTAATCCTGGTTTAGGTTACACACTTGGTGCTCCAAACACTATTATTGAAGTTCCTATGGGAACTGTTGAAGAGTTTGCATCATTCCAGAATATTCAAGGATTTACTGGAATTATTACTGGTATAAATGCAACAACAGGAACTAACGGTAATGCTAAAGCGTTGAAGATCAACTTCCGCGCACTTGATCCTAGAACAGTTGGTGGTGAAAAAGATCTTGGTGATGCAACCGATTTGCAACCAGGTTATCCAATCCTTATCCACCAAACTACAGTTGGAACAGGTGTTACTTCAATCGATGCTAATGATGCTTCCGTTGTTGGTATTGGAACACAGTTCCTCGATAATATTTACATTGTTGCATCCAAAACTAACATCGGTGATAAAGGTGAGATTGTTGTTAATGTTCATAGCAATAGCAATATTGCTGGAATTGCTACAACAGGAAGTTTTGATACTGATGATGATGCTGGAACACTTTCTCTTGGATACCTCTCTTGGGGAAGACTTTATAACTTCGGAAACAGATTGAACCCAGTTTCTATTGGTGTAACTGGATTGGTTGTTGATTCTGGATTATCCACATTCCCAACTATTACCAGAACAGGTAACTTTGGATTGAGAAGAAGTGGCGCACTCCAGAAGGAAGCAAACACTAACAACATGAGTTTCTATCCATAACCCTCATAAATATATAAAAAACGATAAAGATGTCAGCGATTATTACTGATCAATTCAGAATACTGAATGCCAGTAACTTTGTAGAGTCAGTAGAAAATACGAACAACTCTTACTACGTTACTGTAAGTCTACCAAATCCAATTACTTCACCAGTTGGGTATGGTAGATCCTCTAACTGGAATGAAAATCCTCCAGCACCTGTTGATAGCATTGCTTACAACAGTCATGCTGGTGATGTAGTTCTATATGGTAAGAGAATTACATCGGCAAATATTAGAAGAATTGTCAGGAAGATTGAATGGACTGCAGGAACACGATATGAAATGTATCGTGATGACTACAGCATTGAAAATCCTGCGCCATTATCGAATGCATCACGTTTGTATGATGCAAACTATTATGTGATGAACTCTGATTACAGAGTTTACATTTGTATTGAAAATGGTTCTAGTGGAAAGAATCCAAAGGGAAATGTATCTCAAGATGAACCTTCATTCACTGACTTAGAACCATCTAGGGCAGGTGATAGTGGTGATGGATATATTTGGAAATATCTTTTCACCATTACTCCAAGTGATATTATTAAATTTGATTCTACAGAATATATTACCGTTCCAAATGAATGGCAAACATCTACAGATCCTCAAATTAGATCTGTTAGAGAGTCTGGTGATTCTACCATCAATGAAAATCAAATTAAAACGGTTTACATTGCTAAAGAAGGTCTAAACTACGCAAATGGTTTAGGTCAAGAGTTTCCAATTCTTGGTGATGGAACTGGTGGTAAAGTTAGAGTTGATGTTGAAGGCACCAAGATTACAAATACAGTTGTAACTGCTGGTGGAAAGGATTATAGTTATGCACTAGTTGATTTGGGTGCTATCAATTCAAGCACTACAGGAACCTCTGCAAAGTTAGTTCCAGTTATTCCTCCATCAAATGGTCATGGACACAATGTATATACTGAATTAGGAACTGATAAGGTCTTAATATACTCAAGATTTGATGATTCTACAAAAGACTTCCCTGTTGACACTAGTTTTGCTCAAGTAGGTATTGTGAAAAATCCAACAAAGGTTGGAACAACACAAATTTATGATGAAGATACCTTTAGCGCACTGTTTGCATTTAAGTTTTCAAGCATTACAGGAACACCAAAAGTTGGTGATAAGATCGAGCAAATTGTAGATGGTGGAAATGGTAGAGCATATGGTTATGTTGCATCCTACGATACTGATACTAAAGTATTGAAGTATTTTAGAGATAGGTCACTCTATTATAACAATACCACCAATGATCAACAAGATTATGTTGGTATTTCCACTAACGGTAAAGTTTATTCATTTGAATCATCTACCAATCCAGTTTCTAGTGGAAACTTCAGTGCTTCTATTGATAGATCATTTGCTGGAATTACTACAAATCCAACTGGAACCAAGTTAATCAATCTTGGTGTTAATTTCACAAGTGGCATGGCAAGTCCTGAGATAAATAAAGGATCAGGGGATTTAATTTACCTTGATAATAGACCCAGTGTTGCTAGAAACGCACGCCAAAAAGAAGATATTAAAATTATACTGGAATTCTAAAAAATGCCCAACAAGACTAATCTCAACGTAAGTCCTTATTATGATGACTTTGATAAGGACGATAGTTACTATCGAGTCCTATTCAAACCTGGATATCCAGTTCAGGCTAGAGAACTTACGGGTCTGCAGTCTATGCTGCAGAACCAAGTAGAATCTTTTGGACAACATATTTTTAAAGAAGGTTCTATGGTTATCCCTGGTGGGGTAACTTGTGATAATGCTTATACAAGCGTAAAGGTAAATGATAATCATCTGGGCATTGATGTCACTCTTTACCTTGATGCTTTAGTATCTGCAAATGATGGTAAAGGGGCAAAAGTAAGAGGAGAGACATCTGGAGTTACAGGTGTAGTTAAAGGTTATCTACTTCCACCAGAAGAGGGTGTAGAACAAATAACTGTTTTCGTTAAGTATAGAGATGGCGCACTTGATGGTGAGTCTGCAACTTTAATCGATGGTGAAACACTCATCCTTAATGAAAATGTTACTTACGGCAATACAACAATAAATGCTGGTGATACCATCTTAACACTGACAGCATCAAATTCAGTTAAAACTGGTTATGCTGTCAATGTTGCTGAAGGTGTTTATTTTGTAAGAGGAAATTTTGTAGATGTTCAAAATTCTACGATTGTCCTCGATCCATATGATAACAATCCCTCATATAGAGTTGGATTTAACATTATTGAATCGATTGTAAATTCTGATGAAGATCCTTCTCTGAATGACAATGCTAAAGGATTTACTAACTATGCAGCACCAGGTGCTGATAGACTGAAAATTACTTTAAATCTTACCAAAAAGCAACTTACAGATACTGAGGATACCAATTTTGTTGAATTGGTTAAAATTGATGATGGTGTAATTAAAAAATTACAAAGTAAATCAAATTATAGTGTAATTAGAGATTACTTCGCAAAGAGAACTTACGAAGAGTCTGGTAATTATGCAGTTACCCCATTCACAGTCGATGTTGTAGAACTTCTTAATGATGAAACTGGTAATGGTGGATTGTTCAGAGAAAATGAATTAACTGAACAAGGAAATGTCCCCACCTTAGATAAGATGGGTGTCAGAGA